CTGCGCGGTTGAAGTCAATCACCAACGGCAAGATCTCCGTCCAATATGATCCAGCAGTCCTGCAGACCTGCCTATCAATGGTGGGACAGAACCAGCTGATCACGGTGACGTTTCCTGACAACAGCACCTGGTCCTTCTGGGGCTGGCTGGACAGCTTCACCCTCGGCGCCTTGGAGGAAGGAAAGCTGCCCACGGCTGATGTGGCGCTGATTCCCTCTAATCTTAACCTCTCCGGGGCTGAGGTCATGCCCGCCTACGTCGCCGGTTCCTGATTCATTCCTGCCTGCAACCATAACCACACACAACCACACCCATGAAAAACGAGAACCTTGAATTCACCACGACCCTCAAGTCGGTCCCCGTCAAGATCGATGGCAAGGATTACACGCTCACCGAACTGACTGGCAAGGAGCGTGACGCCTACAACACCGAAAGCGCCAAACGTCTCAAGATGGAGCTCGATGCGAAGGGTCGGGCAACCCCGATCGTTCGCAACTTCGATGGTTATCAGACTGAGCTGATCACCATGGCGTTAGTAGACGCAGCTGGCAATCATGTGCCCGAGGACATCATTGCCGGTTGGCCCGCCAGCGTGCAGGCCGCTCTCTTCCGCAAGGCCCGGGAACTGAGCGGACTGTCCCTCACGGAGGATGAACAGGCTCGGATCGAGGCGGCCACAAAAAACGTCTAAACGGCAACCGAGGCGAGCGCCGCATGTGGTTTCGGTTAGCGGACCGCCTAGGGATGCCGCTCCAACGCCTACAGCAAGAAACCTCTAGCACGGAGTTCCTCGAATGGTGCGAGTACATGCAGGAAGATTTGAAGGTGGTGCAGCGTCAGGAGTTTTACCTGGCTCGCATTGCTGCGCTGATCTATGCTGCCGCGACTCACAAAGCTACACCATTGAAGGACTTCATATTCGACTTCGCTCCTGGTCCCCAGCCGAGCGAGGAAAACATAGACGATGAGGAAAAGCGCCAGCGTCATATTCAGCGCTCAAAGGCCAATTGGGCTGCCATCGTCGGACAACCCCCCAAGAAACCTCCCCCTAAGAAAAGGAAGTAAATGGCTGTCGCCGGCGCTGATTCGCTAGGCACACTGGTCCTGACTCTGACCGCCGATGGGCGGCAGTACATGCAGGGCCTGACTGATGTCCAGAACGCTACCTCTGGAGCAGTCGAAACCATCGTCGGAACATTTGAGTATGGGTTTACCGCGATCAGCGCCATCGTAGCGGCGACGCTAGCGGCCGCAATCAAGTCCTACGCTGACTTCGAAGAGGACCTCGTGGCCGCAACCGCTAACATGAGCGGGGCCACTGAGGAAATGAGGATTCAGATGGCAGCCACGGCCGTTGAGCTGTCGAACAATGGGGTCAACAGCGCCGATGATTTGGCCAAGGCCTATGGCGCGTTGAAGGAGAATGGGAAAGATGCCGCTCAGGCCATCCGGGACATTGCGGTCGCAGATCAGTTTGCGATCTCCGCGCACACCGACTCTGCGACCGCTGCCCAGACGCTGGCCCGGGCAGAGGTAGCGGTGGGAATGGCCAGTCGAGATGCGGCGACTGATGCTCAGCATTTGGTCGAGGTGGCGGACGCGGTCACCTTAGCTGCTCGGGAAGGAAACAGCTCGCAAATGGCCTTTGCTTCGGCCCTGGCTTCCTCTGGAACGCAGATTCGGATGTTGAGCGGAGGGATGACAGAAGGTCTGGCCATCATGGCGGCATACACCCAGCAAGGCAAGGATGCTGGGACGGCTGCATCCAACTTGAACATGATGATTCGGTCGCTGACCCAATCTGCCTCGACTCACGCGGAGGTCTGGAAGCAGTTTGGGATGAGCATCTATGACGCCTCCGGCAGGTTGAAGCCCATGGCCGATATCATTGGGATGCTGGAATCACAGATGGCCGGACTGAGTCCACAGGAGACAAGACAAATGGAGCAGATGCTCGGGTTCCAGGCTCGTTCACTCATGGCCATGCAAGCCTTGTTTGGAATGAGCGGGGCGATCCGGCAGATGCAGTCCGACTTTGAGAATGCCGGCGGGACAATGGACAGCGTGGCCAACGTCCAGATGGGTACCTTCAACGCTCAGGCCAAGGAAATGTGGAACAACGTCCACAACCTATTCATCACCCTTGGTTCGGAATTGGTTCCTATTCTGGAAGCGTTGAACAAGTTGCTGATCCCAATGTTGAAGACTTGGACAGATAACGATGCGGCGATTATTTCTAACCAGGCACATACTAAGCAGCTCACTGAAACCCAGAAAACCTTTGTCGAAGGAATTTCACTTGTCATCGATCTCGTTCGCTATCTGACCGAAGGCTTCTTGATGGGCGAGCAGGTCATCATCGCCCTGATGGGGGCATTCAACGAACTATGGCTCACTGCCAAGATGGTCTTTGGGGCTCTGACCTATATCGTTGACGCCTTCTACGTCGGGGCCCGGGAAGGACTTGATGTCCTAGTCGCGGGGTTCTTGGAAGGGCTGACAGACATGGCCGAGCTGGCCAACAAGATTCTGCCTAAGAAGCTTCAAATCGATACTACCCAATTTCATGCAGCGATTGCGAGCGTGGTCAGTGATTATGATGCGCTGAACAATCAGCTCACCCAGTCCAAGACGAACATGGACACCTATGCCAAGGACTGGCTCAACTTTCAGAAGGACCTCGTGGCCGGGACGGACGAGTACACCATGGCCCTCGACCAGGTGGACAAGCAAATCGAGTCGGTCCAGAATTGGAAGTTCACGGGCAGTGCCTTTGAGAAGAGCGTCAATGACATGGTGACAGGAACAGCGGGGGTGGCCCATGCGTGGGGGACGGTCAACACCCAAATCCGGCTGACGGGAGGATCTCTCGAGGACTATACTCATCGGGCCAGCCAGCTACCACAAACAGTGGAACTGCTCAAGACCATTGCCAATGCTTGGGAGACCAACGCCCAAAAAGTCTTGGACTTCAACAAGGCCTTGGGATCGGGTCAAGTCTCTGTTTCTCAGTACCTGATGGCCATGGAGAAGCTGAACGTCCTCGGGGTGGAAGATCCCTTTGCTAAGACGATGGTGAGCTTGACGCAGCTGGACGATGCCTACGTCAATGGACAGGAAACCCTAATCCGGTATAACCAGCAGCTTCGGAATGGAACCATTTCCCAGGCTCAATATGATGCCCAGGTCGCAGCCGGGGTGATGAGCACAGATGCCTACACTGCCGCGCGAGAGAAACTCCTCCGGACCTATACCCAAGTCAAGACTGGTAGTTCACAGCTGGACGCCATCACCGCGCTCAAAAACCAATTGACCGATGAACAGGCCCTCTGGAGACAGGAGCAGGCTGATTCCACTCACTGGGCCACCCTCACTGCTCAAGATAAGGTTCGCATTACCGAGGCCGCCAATTCCAGGATCTTAACCCTGACTCAGGATCTGGCCAACAAGCAGAAGGAGTTCTATCTGACTATGGATCAGACCGTTCTCAGTTCTGCTTCCACGCTGGCCACGGGGCTTGAGAATTTGGCTACCAAGGGTACCACTGCTTACAAGGCTGCCTACGTCATGGAGAAGGCTATCGCGATTGCGCAGGCCATTGTCCAGACTCAGCTGGCCGCGACTAAGGCCTTGGCCGAAGGGGGACCGATCCTGGGTCCCGAAATGGCCGCGATGATGGAAGCATTAGGCTACGCCAACGTGGCGGTCATGGTAGCAACCGACATTGCCAATTTCGAAGGTGGAGGGTTTACTGCTAGCGGCTCCCGATCGGGTGGGGTGGACAATCGGGGAGGAATGTACGCTATTCTCCACCCGGATGAACAAGTTATTGACTTGACCAAGACCCGCGAGGGGCAAAGTCATTCCGTCACCGTTAATCAGAACTTCGCCAGCGGAGTGTCCCATGCTGAGCTGAATGCCAAGGCCGAACAGATCAAACGGGAGACCATGCGAGCAGTTCTTGATGGAATTGCCCGAGGGGGAACCTTCCGCAAGAACGTCCAACGGTAATTTCACATGCCTATCACCTATCCTTTAGACCTGCCGGACACGCCGGGGTTCATTGAGTTTGAATGGGACCCGACCTCGGCCGTAGCGCGCCAAATTAATCCTTTCGACTTGACGCGGAAGATCTACGTCTGGGAAGGGCAGATCCGGCTCGCTAGTGTGAAGGTGCAAGCAATGCCACTGGCGGCGGCCAAAAAGTGGATGGCATTCATTCACAAGCTCAATGGCATCCAAGGGACTTTCTATATGCAGGACGAGGTCGCCGCAGCGGTGCGGGGGTCCTATGTTCCAAGTGGCTCCTACCACCCGGAGGTGGATGGAGCAAATCAGACTGGCTGCGATCTGGTCACCAAGGGTTGGCCCCCTAGCATTACGAAGATGCTTCTGGCCGGAGACTGGATTGCAATTAACAATCGGCTTTACCAATTGCTCGATGACGTGAACTCCGGTGGGGGAGGGGCAGCTACTTTGACGGTTTGGCCGAACGTTGGGGGGATAGCTGCTAACACGGCTATTGATGTCGGTTCCGACGCCTATGGAATTTTTCGCCTTACTGACTGGCCGAAGTTTCCCTGGAGCGAGGATTGGTTTATGACCGGCTTTGCTTTTGGTGCAGAGGAGGCTATTCCCTATCCATGAGCTCGGGCACTTCACTTCCCCCGGTCGAACGCACTCTTACCGTTGAGACTCTGGCACTAATTGCCAA